TCATGTTGCGGATTGCCATTTCATCTCTGCGGAGTTGCATGATTTCATCTTCTTCTTCATGCGGATTCAATACGAGTTCCCATTCTGTAATTTCAAAAGCCTTAGCAATTTGAGGGAATAGTATTCGATTGTAGATTGACTGTGCATATGCAACAGCCCTGTTGCTAACAACGATTTGCATACCCTCGTTATTTAGCCCACCGCCTGATACGTCATTCATGAACACATTTGACACTCCAAAGAATGCGGCAATACGTTGCCTAATATCGTCTTTGATCGGGATATATTGTAGTTCTTCAAGAGTGTCCATCATGCGAACATACTCAAGCCCTCCACGCCCCGATTCTGTTTCCACACCAATTGTTGGGATGTAATTTGGATCTCGTTCAAGATGCTCTTGGATATTGCGAGCCGTTCTCTCAACAGTTTCCATGTTGGATGATTTGATTACCATTACTCCACGTGGCATACGTTTCTTTTGATATGCCGAATAAACATAATTATCCATAGCAATGAGAGTGTTCACTTGCCTCCACATACTTGCTACTGGGCTGCGACCATACAACTTTCCAGGCGACCATTTACTTATGTGTATAACTTCACCCTCTGTATAGACTTGGCCTTTACCAACACCTGCAAGGTTCATGTAATGAATAGGAACAACTGGCATACCTGTTGTTGGGCATTTATCCTTTGGATCGCTTGTTCTGAACGTTCTTTCAACAAGACTGGTATATTGACTTCCCCCTCGAACACCTCTTTTATCAGCAAGCATACGCATGAAAATAGGATCAGCACGTGTAATCTCTTTCACACGGAAGAACATGACTTTCTTCGTATCTGGATCAACAAAATATTCTTTGGTCAAAATAAGATATGCGTCATCTACTACATTCAAATCCATTTCAATTTCTTTTAGGATTTCAATGAAACTTTGCATCATGCTGTTTTGATTTTCCAACAATACTTCGGCATATTCGATTTCAGATTTATCCGCCTTACGAACTTGACCGCCACATTTTGCACATGATTCAACTTCTTGATGAAAAACCTCATCACATTCTTTGCACTTAACTACAAATTTTGGCTTCCATCCGAATCCTTTACGAAACGTTTCAACAGCAAGATGATTTAGAATTGATCGGAGAACAACGCATTCAAACGTAGCAGCATAAAGCGCAGGTATGGTAATTCCCTGCAACAATGCAGGTTCTTGAATCCCCGCTTGAAACAAAGGCATTGTAGGCATAGGTGTTGAATGCCGTTCCATGTCGATTCCGATAGCGGAAAAAAGACGTTCCATTCTTTCTCGATCAGCCATTTATTACACCTCTTTTCAATTCTTCAAGTTGTTCTGGTGAGATGTTCCTACTTTTCAACAGATTAACCTGCTTATTAGGACTGGAATGAGAGAAGTTCAAACAAAACAAAGCATCTTTGTCATCTTCAAGTGCTTTCTTCAAAATAACAACCTCGTTTCGCTTTTCGCTAAGATGTGGTAATGAAACCTCAATGGCTTTTGTTACTGAGAATTCGCCCTCAATAACAAGACCATCTCCTTCTGCGATAATACCTGCTACGCCCAATTCGGTGTTAAGTGCATTGGCGTATTCTTTACGAACTTTAGAATTAAAAGGAATGATAATTCTTGGAGTCCCACGCGGGCTTATTTCAATAGATCCTCCATCGTCAAACAAATTGCCAATCAAAGCCCCTGCGTCTTTGACAAACAGATCGTTCTTTTTCAAGGAGTAATATTTTGCCTGATCATTATTCTTCTTACCTGCGCCTAACGCAATAATATCGTATAAAAACCCATGTGATTTGATGAGCATAGCAATCTTTGTAGGATTGCCTTGAACTCCATATGATTGTAAAGATTGAGCATTCATGCTTCCATTTTTCTCTAAAATTTCTTGTGTTTGCTCTAATGCTTTTCGTTCAGGTCGGCTAAGATGTTGCTCTTTTGTAATTCGGTTTGACCAAATGCTGTACGCATTGTCTTGATCTCCATCTGACCAACTTTTTACAAATCTTCTAAATGGTATTTCCAATGATTGTGTGTTTTTCTGTAACATCTTCCAATCGAAATCATTGAATGGTAATGTTTCAACTAAATCCTGTGAAACAGACGGAAATGATTTGAGCAAAGCCTTTCGTTCTTCAACAATCAATGGCGCAATCACTTGAACCAATTCATCTCTTCCAGATTTTACCAACAAATCAACAATCTCATTACCTTGCATACCAAAGTTATCAACAAACCATGTTTTAGTTACTGGAATAGGCGATATTTGCGTATCTACTGATGTTCCTGGTTGTTGATTCCCACCGCCCATTTCAGGAGAGTCAAAACCCTCGATCCCTGCATCTTCACGTGGACCGCCTCTGCCTGTTTTTCCAGTTTTCCCCGTATTTGAAGTCAAACCAAAAGTAGCAACATCAGCAAGTTTTCCAGTTAAAGAACGGCTGTTCATCCAATTTTTTTCTTTAGGTTCTTCTTCTGTTGCTGTTTCGCCAACCAATGATTCTGTTGAGCCTGATTTACCAGATACTTTTTTCTGTGCCTCAAGCAATTGTTTTTCTTGTTGATTCAACTTTATTTTTTGGCTAATTAACTTCTCATCAAGCAACTTCAAAACATCTTCTGATGATTCTACGCCAAAAATTCCTTCTATTCGTTGATCAAACATTTGCCCACCCTAACCTGCTTTGCCATGCCTCAGCATCCAAAATGACTATGTTATCACGGTATTCCTTTGTTGCTTGAACAGCCAACGCAAGCGACATCACCATATCGTCATGGCCTCCGAGACTTTCCATTCGACCATTATCCAACATGGTGAACGTGGAGAGTTCGGTCAATAAAGTATTCATCAATCTATGCGTCCCTCCTTCGTCTTTGTAGGGTATTGATAACTTCCCCTGTTCAAATTGTAGTTGGAGGGTATGAATTAAAGCCTCTTTCTTCAATCGGCTCATATTGAATGGTTTTATTGGTAAATCGCTAATCTCGTTTAGAACTTGATTAAATGCTATTGCGAAGTTATTTGTTTCAAGTTCGATGATTACTGGATTAAAACGTGCATTCAATTCAATAATTTTGTCAATTTGAGATGAGAAATCCATTCCTTTCTCATGGTGAGTATGAATAATGTGTTTATTTCGATCTTTATCTACGGCAATTACCATCATGCAAGTATAGTCGGCTCTACGATCTGCTGAAATCGCTGGATCCCAACCAATGTAGTAATTATATTCCTCACCGTCATGAGGATAATAGGACAAAGATAATTCTTCGTCCTTGACTCGTTCAAGCACTTCTTCTGGAAATAGGCTTGCTTCACTGGCAATTGGTTTGCAGAGATACTCACGTGTAAATGCAATTGAAGTCATGTCATTACGACGATTGTTTAATGCTTCTAACGACCAACGCTCAGGGAATAGTGGCTCTCCTGTCTGTTCATTGATCGCAGGATATTCTCGAACCGCATAAGATTTCAACTTCTTCAATTCAGCATACAAATCCGTATAAGAAAAAGGAGTTCCAACAATACACAACTGCGCTGTGTGGTGAAGAACAGGCAATAATGCTGTGTAAAACCATGAAGATATATGCTTTAGTTGCGTTTGGGCTTCGCTCGAAAGAATATCGTCAAGGACAACAATATCAGGGTGCGCTCCACGCACAGCCTTGCCAACCGACATAGCCGATATTGATGATTTGTTGGTAAACTTGAATTTCTGTTTAGCCCATCCTCGCTTTGGCTTGAGATGTTGTAACGCAGGGATTGACTCGATCAACTCATTCATTTTTCCCATGTGTTCGATAGATTGGTGCTGACTGTGCGAGAAGAAAAGAACTTCTGTGCCTGGATTGTAGGCCATTTTCCATAACAAATACACACGATAGAATACGGACTTGCCATGATCACGACTCGCAATAATACAAGTTTTGCTTGTGTTTTCTGAAAGATCGAACCATTCCTGGTGAAACTTTGTCAAAATCCAGGGGTTCTTTTTGTCATACTTGCCGCATATTTCTTCAAAAAAATACTTGAAATCCTTGCGCCCCATTTCGTAATCTACATTTGCAGATAATTGATTGAGCATATCAGACATAATTACACCTACTCAAACAAATCATTCATGCTCGTCCATTGAGTTGGGTTAGAATCTTCAAACTCAGGGGCTTGCATGAAATCAAAGAAACTTGGTTCTGCTTGAACCTGTTCATGTCCTCTTCCTCTTATGTTAATGGGTCCTGCCGCTTCTCCACCGTAGGCTTTGTTATCTTTTGCAGGAAACTGCGTAAACCTCAATTTTTCAGAAGCGATGTCATCATCCATTCCACCTCCAAGACGTTTCAAATTATCCAGATCATATAGAGACTCTCCTATGCGAACTCTGCCGTCTTTAGTTTTATTTTTGTCTTTGTGAACAGTACGAATCAATTTACGAAATTCGCTTGGGTATATGCTACCTACTTCTTTCATATTTTCAAAAGTAGGGATATTTACATCA